GCCGGGCAACCGGCGGGGCATCGAAAGGCGGTCCGGCGCCCAGCGCGAAGTGCCGACCGATCCGGCCCGTCTGCCCTCCGCTTCATTATGGGAGAGAGCGGAGGCGGAGCGTCCCTCCGACGAGGCCGAGCGATTTCGCCTCGAAGCCGCCCTTCGAGGATTGACCGAACGCGAGCGCAGCTGCTACACCTTAGCCCGCGGTGAAACCTTCTCCCATTCGGAGATCGCCGCTATGCTGAACATCAGCAAATCGAGCGTCGGCACCTACATCATCCGCGCTCAACGCAAGGTCGACGGCAACATCGACAGCATCCACATTCTCGTCGGATAGAAAGCTTGTCGTACGATTGCCACCTATAGATGAGAGGAACATTTTGAAAGACCAGGAGGTTGAAAACATGGCCATGATCTCATCTTTCGACAGCCGTGAGGTACTCACATGAGGGCCGGCATTCGAGAGCGGCTGAGTCAGCAGATTCCAACCATCGGAGGGCGCATCTACGAAGCCCACGAATCGGCGGCGACCTTGGACAAGCCTTACATTCTTCTCATCCAAGGAACCGAGTCGACGGATACCGACTGGACGGGGTACAGCGCTTTGTTCGAATGCTGGCCGAGCGTTTCGCAGCAGTCCGATTTTGCCGATGTGGACGAGCTGGCGAATCTGATTGTTGAAGCGTTGGACGGGCAGGCTCTTGTCGATCCCGTATCGCAGGTCGAGTTCACATGCCGCTATGAAGGCACAGTCGGCGCGGATAAGGTTGATGCCGATCGGGATGTAATCACTCGGGGGCTTCGGTTCTTGGTAATCGGAGCCCGAGCCGCCGAGGAGACCGTGCAGGACGATTGGTTGGACGCTTTGTGCGACTGGACGCTAAGTACGTTGGGAGATCCAGAATGGCAGGCGTACGGCAACCAGTGGCCGGCGAACTATACGCGTCCTTCCGTCCTCTGGAGATGGGATAGCTTCGAGACGGTTGCGGGCTCCAGGGTTTCTACGGTAGAAGTGCGCAAGAAAGCGATCGGGCACGTGGTTGGTCGATCGCTGAACGAGCAGACGACGACGGTCGCCGCCCTGACGCAAAGCTTGAGCGAGGCTGTAAAAATTCCGCTTAATCCGCTTGAGCGCCGGTTCTTGACCGTAAGCGCGCCGAACGTCGATCTGACGCGGGATGCGGTGACCGAGGGGCAGATTTACGCCACCTTCTCGCGCAAAATCGAACGCTATGCCGAACAAGGCCCGCTGATGCGGGAAGTCAGGATTCAGCCGAATCCAAATTCATAAACGAGGTGGTACACAGATGGCAAACAAGAAGAACCCCGAGGCGGTTTATTCCCGGGACGAACTGATTCATCATGCAGTCGAGCTGTTTCAGGCTAAGCCTGAGGTTGTAATCGGGGCGCTGCACTCTGCAGGTAAAAACGAATTTACCGTCGACGAAGCGAGACGCTTGGTCGGACAATTTCTGAAAGGGAAGGTGCTGTAACATGGCGGGAGGAACATGGAGCGCGACGGACAAACCGGTATTGCCGGGATTTTATATGACTTTTCAAGCTGCTGCGGCAGCTGCGATTCAACCGGGGGCAAGGGGGACGGCCATCGTTCCGGTGAGGGCGCATTGGGGCCCGGCGAATGAATTTGTGGAGATTTCCAGCGAGGCCGATGCTGCGAAGGCATTCACGCGATCGGAGTCGGACGGCGCAACTGCGTATCGTACCCTTCGATTGGCTCTGCTCGGCGGAGCGAAGAAGATCATCGCTTATCGTTTGGCGGCAAGCAGTGCGGTTGCATCTGCACTGACTTTGGCCGATACGGCTGGAACCCCAGCGAATGTGCTGAAGCTGACGGCGAAGTATTCGGGCGCTCGGGGCAACGACTTCAAGGTAACCGTTCAAGCGAATGCGATCGATGCTGCGAAAAAGGATCTTAAGCTGTTTGAAGGAACGACGCTTCTGCGCACGTTTACATTTGACGGCGATTCGATTCAAGCGGCGGCGGACGCCATTAATGGCGATTCCGGCAACCTGTGGGTCGTAGCCGAGAAGCTGGCCGAGGGCAGCGGTATGCTCGCTAACGTCTCTGGTGTTTCTCTGAGTGGCGGCGACTCCGGCATTTCCGGCGTGTCGAATGCTGACTATTTGGATGCGCTGGCCGCTTTTGAGACTCGTGAGTTTAATGTGATCGCGCTAGATGGCGTATCCGACGCCTCTCTTCACGCCAGCGTTGCGGCTTGGGTAAGCCGATTGCGCAATGAAGGCAAAGGCATTGTTGCGGTTCTCGGCGGCACTGCGGCGGACGATACGGCGGCGGATGCAGTCGCGAAAGCAATCGCTCGCAGCGCTTCGCTGAACCATGAAGGAATCGTAAATGTCGGTACGGGCGCCAAGCTTGGCGACACAGCATACAGTTCCGCTCAAATTGCCGCATATGTTGCCGGCTTGATTGCAGGCCAGGGCCTGAGCCAATCTACCACTTATGCGCCGTCTCCATTCGAGGACGTTACTCGTCGCTGGACGCGGGCGGAGCAGGAGCAGGCGGTTCGCGGCGGCGTTTTCTTGCTTGTTCATGACGGACGTCTCGTTAAAGCGCTCCGGGGAATCAACAGTCTCGTTACGCTGCGCGAGGGCCAGAACCATCCGTGGAAAAAGATCCGTACGATTCGCGTCATGGACAGCATCAACTCCGACTTGCAGCGTACGGCAGAGGATTCCTACATCGGTAAGGTGAACAACACCGAGGAAGGCCGTCTGGCGCTGATCAGCGCTTGTAAGCAATACATGCAGTCGCTGGCGCAAGCCGGCGTCATTGAATCCGATGGTTACGACGTATACGTCGATCCGGAGTTTACTCCGGAGCCGGACCAGGTTTTCCTGAAATGGGAAGCTCGTCTGACCGACGTTATGGAACAAATTTTCAGCACGTTTATCGTGCGATAAGGGGGAACGAGGAACATGATGGATCCGACAAGAGCGATTTTGGGTACGTACGGGCAAGTGTTTATCGACGGGGTGTGGCAGACGAACATCAACAAGCTGGAAGCCTCCGTCGAGGTGGAGAAGCGCGAGCTGAAGCTGGCGGGACAGGAATGGACCGTTCATAAGCTCGGCACGAAGAAGGGCACGGGGACGATGAGTGGTTATAAGCTGACCAGCGATATGATCAGCCGCGGCTTCGTGAAGTTTAACATCATTAACAAGCTGTCCGATCCGGAGTCTTACGGCTTCGAACGCATCGAGCTGATCAACTGCGTTCCTGACAAAATTCAACTGGCGAACTGGACGGCCGGCGAGGAAGTGACGGAGGAGACTGCGTTCACCTTCGAAGGATATCGTCTGCTTGATCCGATCGTAGCCAATTAAGAAGAGGAGGAACGAAAACATGTCTTTCGAACAATTGACGGAAGAACAGATTTTGCAGCGCCTTCTGGGCGCAGATACGCTTCCTGAACGTGCCGTTCGCTTGGAGCGGCTGGACATTCCGGTTAAGCTGCGTGGCCTGACAGGCAAACAAGTGTTCAGCATTCGCGAACGCTGTACGGAGCGCAAGGAGAAGCGGGGGCAGACAATCTCACATATGGATGAGGAAATGTTCAATGTGTCGCTCATTGCTGCTTCGACCGTGAGTCCAAACTGGGGTAATCCGCAGCTTCTGACCAAGTTCTCGGCCAGTAGTGCCGAGGAAGTAATCAAGCGTATTTTGCTTGCGGGCGAGCTTTCAGCTCTGGGCGATGTTGTGCTTGACTTGTCCGGCTTTAATACAGAACTGGAAGATGTAAAAAACTAATCCGATCCGGGGCGCTCGCCGGCATGATTCATGCGTTGTGGGTTCGCCACCACCTGCGCCCCGGAGAGTTCTGGAACCTGCCTCGCGGCGAGCAGTTGTTCCTGATGGCTAGTATGGAGCTAGAGTGGGAAGCCGAAAGCAAAATGTTGGCAGGGAAAGGAAGGTGAGAGGATGACAACACAACGAGCTGAGATTGTGATTGATGCAGACGGCTTGTTACGAACGGAACAAAAGTTTAAGACGCTGGATAAATATTTGGAACGACTTCAAAACCAAATTGATAAAATTGGTCGCATGCGGGCTGCTCCCATAATCGGGTTGATTGACCGTGCCACGCCCAAGCTTGAGAAGATTCAGGAAATGTTTAATAGAATGGCGGGACAATCATTGGAGATATTTGGGTCATCAGTAGCTGTATCCGAGGCCAATTCAAAACTAGATGTCTCAGACAGATTACCAGGTTTGAAGAAAATAGAAGATGGTTTTAGGACTGTTATGGGGGTTATTGGGAATGGACCGAAGGAACTTCTATCACTTGATTTTGTCAAAAATGGCTCCAAGATTTTAAGTGGTATTTTGAGGGTTGTTAAGGATGATATAACGAAAATTCCTAAAAAAGGATCCGAATTATTCAATCTATTGAGGCCTGAAAATTTGAAAGGAATGAGAAGTACACCAGTTCAGGAAAATGTTCCTTCTAAAGATGAGCGATCCAATTTTAAATTTCGATCTAAGTGGGATAGCGACTGGGTAGATGCTCTTACCAAAAAAAATAATGAGTTTGATAAACTGTGGACGATGAATGGATATGGCTTATACTCTGTGGGTGCATCAAAGGAGTTACGGGACTGGATAAACACTAAAAAAGGGATTGTTCCTGATGTTACCGATGTTCCTAAATACGAAAAACTTTTTAAGTACGGATATAAGTTGTTAGAAAAATTGTTTAGGCCAGTTGATGCAGTCGTAAGTGGGGTTGATATTGCGACAACAGAGTCTGCTCAAGAACGGAGAGGAAAGATTGGAGAATATATAGGTAGCCTGATATTTAGTATCGTAGGGGAAGCTATCGGAACTGCCCTTCTTCCAGTAGGTGGGACAGCTCTTGGAGGAATTGCTGGTTATGAATATGGTGCAAAGGTTGGAAGAGAATATGCAGAAGATCCTATCAAAGCTTTCGGTAAAACTGAATCAGCATTACCATTAATAGCATTTAGTCTTCCATATATGTTTTTCAATAAAGATAAGGATAAATTAGGAAAAACAGACTTTTTTATGCTTTCCTTATTAATGGGTTATATGGAAAAGAAAAAGGAAGAAGCTGATTTCCGTAAAAAAATTAGACAACAAGTGAGAGATTCTTTTTCTGAGGGCGAAAGATTTAACATAGCACCAGGTGCAGATGGCTATTTATCCACAGGTCAAGTAGTTCGCTACTCAAAAGATCCGAAAAATTCAACAACTAGTTCAAGCAGTTCTTCATTGTTGGTGCCAAGTTCTTCAGAAAATTCAACGATAAACGTAAATCTACCAGTAGGAGCTGTTCAGCTTACAATCCAAGGCACTGAAATAAACTACGACGAACTATCGATGAACGTCGGCAACAGATTTGCGTTGGCTGTGAAGCAAGCCATGACAAACAAGTCCGCAGTATTAGTCTAGTTTCGAAAGAAGGTGAACCAGTATGGACTTTACTATCCGCGACCCCATCGATGGGGATTTTATTTTTCCAGTGAATCCTGAAGAGGTACGGATTCGACGGGAGAGGCAGTTTGAGACGGCAACGATTTTGTCATTGGGAGAAATCGATCTTGTTCAGGGGGAGAGGGTGAAGGAAATTACCTTCTCTTCTTTTTTTCCCAAAGTGCATGATAGCAGCTACTGCCGATGCCAAATGAATCCTGCAGGCGAAGAGGAGGGGCTGGATCTAAAGGAGCAGTTCGATCCCACAAAGCATCTGGATCCGCAGGTTGCAATGAACAGATTAACCTCGCTCCTGATGAGGAAAACGCCCATTCAATTGATAATTTCTGGGACAATAATTAATACGCCTGCTTATGTCACCGCACACGATTCGACGTTTAAAGGCGGAGAGGATGGCGATGTCTATTTTGACATTACGTTCCGCACCTATCGGGGAATTAATATTGGGCAAAAGTCAAGGGCTTCCAACCGCCCTGACACAAAGCCAGTGCCTAAAGTATATGTGGTCAAGTCGGGGGACACGCTGACCGCGATTGCCAAGCGAGAGCTTGGAAGCAGTTCGAAATGGCAGGACATCTATAATGCCAACAAGAAGGTGATCGGGCGTAACCCGGACTTAATCAGACCTGGTCAAAAGCTGGTGATGCCATGAGTTATGAGGTTGTATTTGCCAATAAGTATGATCTGAGCGAGCTTGTAGAGAGTCTCTCAGTGGAAGAGTCGCTTAATGAGATTGCCTACTGTGCCAACATTAAGCTAGTCGTTACGCCCGATATGCCGATTATTACTCCAGGTCAGGAAATTCGTATTGCAGGTATACCTTTTGGTAAAACGAAAAAAGAGAATCTATTGAATCCTGCCGTTGTATGGGAATGCCGTAGTTCCAATGCAGGTCGCAAGCATCTCAATATTACGGCTTATGAGAAAACGATCTATCTTGCAAAATCAGAGGACGAGCGCCTCATGCCAGGAAATCAAACGGCGACGGAGCGGATTAAGCAATATGCGATGTCGTGGGGAATCCCCGTAGGGAATATTGTGGATACCCGAGAGAAACTTGTCCGCAATATCAAGCGCAGCCAAACGATTTTATCGATGATTATGGAAGATTTGAAGGAAACTGTCGATAAGGGAGGCGCAATGTACCGGATAAGGATGACCAGTCGCGGTCTTGAGTTATTCGAGGTTGGAGGCAACTCGGCGATTTGGGAGCTAGGTGCACTTGAAGAAGTGGCACAAAACCGTACGCTTGAAGGCGCAATTACAAAGGTCAAAGTAATTGGTTCTCAAGAAAGTGAAAATGCAGTAGCCAAGACGCTGGCTGTAATGGAAAAAGATATCGAGAAGTACGGTACGCTGCAAAAGCTGATCATGGACAGCAAAATCGAGACGGTTGAGCAGGCCAGGAAGGTTGCTGCCAAAACGCTGCTCGGCATGCAAGAGACTATATCGGTCACAGCGCTGGACATCAATACGGTTCGTGCGGGCGATCGCGTTCGCTTGAACAATTTAGAACTTATCGTAACTAAGGTGCGGCATCAATTGGGCAATCCGGGACGGATGGAGCTAGAGCTTGCTGCAGAAAGCAAAGTCAGGAGGGATTTCGGTGGCTGATCCGTACAAGAGTTAGTATCGACACTGGAAAGTCGATTTTCTGGCATTGCGGCCCAAATGCTATCTGGAGTGCCCTCAGAGTTGGGAACGTTTACGGGATCGGGCGTGAAACTGGATTCTTTCAAATATGAAATACCGGACTTTTATATGGCAGAGTGGATGGCGGAATTAGAGATTCCCGCCTTTTCTCTCATTGGAACGATGATTGCCCCGGTGGATGAAGCTGGTAATCCGATTGGGGGAGGCACCCCCTCTCAGCAAACGCGTTTTGATTTTAACGAGGCGAAAATAGGTGCGGTGCGGCTGAATTGGTCTGCCGGGATTAAGCCTGGTGACCGAGTGCTGGCCGTTCCGGTGAACGGCGGCAAGGATGCCGTTATCGTCTGTAAGGTGGTGAGCTCAGGTGGCTAATTTATTTCCGACAGATTTGCTTGTAGAAGAATCGATGGAACAGGCGGAAGAAGAAGTTTTTTTCGGGCGAAGTTGGCGGTTTGACTTCGATGCCGGCGAATTCATTATGACACCGACGGGGCAGGTTGCAAGGAGTGAGGGTAAAGAGGCGTGGGTCGAGTGGTGCCGGAAGGCTCTTCTTACCGAGCGCTATAAGCATCTCGTCTACTCAAGGAATTACGGTCAGGAGTTTGAAGAATTAATTCGTTCCAGTCTGCCGAGGTCTGTCATTGAGATGGAGATTAAACGAATCGCAATTGAGACACTGATGAGTGACCCGCGAACGGCAAAGGTTGACCGTTTCGCTTGCGAGTGGCGGGGAGAAAGCTGTTATTTCACTTGCGTGATCTCTAACGTCCATGACGAAACGGCGGAAATTCAAGGAATGGCGGTGAATGTGTAATGGCGATAATGCCGGAATTTTTGCAGGAACAGACGGAAGAAGTAATGCTGTCGAGAATGTTGGAGCGCGTACCCGCGGATCTCGATAAGTCGGAGGGTTCCTACATTTGGGATTCGCTAGCTCCTACGGCTTATCAGTTATACAGGGCTTCCGAGTGGGCGCGTGAGGTGCTGGACCGAGGCTTTGCAATGACGACTTTTGGCCCGTATTTGAGGATGCGCTGCGAGGAACATGGTGTGATTCCAAGGCCAGCCGTTGCGGCAACTGGATTCGTTGTGTTGACGGGGAGTGTGGGCGCCGCTATTCCTCTCGGTTCCAGAGTGGCGACTCCTGCGGATGAGATGACGGAAACTTCGTCAATAGAGTACGAGACGACAGAAGCTGGCACTCTTGGCAGTCAGGGTGAGGCGATCGTTCCGATTCGTGCAGTCGATCCAGGCAGCCGTGGCAACGTGCCGGTCGGCTCAGTCAGCTTGCTCGTTCAGCCGATTGCGGGGGTAACGGGAATTACAAATACAGCAGCGATCACAGGGGGAACGGATGAGGAGTCCGATGAAGCTCTGCTCGCTCGCTATCTGTTGAAGGTGCGTCAGCCGGGTACAAGCGGCAATAGGGCGGACTATCAGCAATGGGCGCTGGAAACGCCGGGAGTCAGTCGGGTTCGAGTAGAACCGTTATGGGACGGCCCAGGGACAGTCAGACTCTATGTGTTGGGTGAAGATAAACGTGCTCCCAGTCAGACGATTGTTGATGCTGTACAGTATCACATTTCTCCCGCTGCCGGTCATGGAGAAGGCAAAGCTCCGATCGGCGCTGCGGTAACGGTAGAAGCTGCAGTCGAAGTACCCCTTCATATAGAAGCTAAACTGACGCTGGCTAGCGGATCGACATTGGAGCAAGCTAGGGAAGATTTTGAAACAGGACTTGCCGATTATTTGGAGCAGCTTGCTTTTGTCGATCCGCTCATTCGTTATAATCGGATCTCGGCTATTTTATTGGACATTCCGCGAATCGTCGATTTTGAACATTTGTTGGTGAGCGGCGGTGTCGATAATATCGATTTATCGCTTGGCGAAGTCGCGGTAATCGGGGCGGTGAGCTTAAGTGAGTAACTATGCGATGACAAGCGTCCATGGAAAGGAGATGATGTCCTTCCTCCCGGACTATTATGCGACTTCGAGAGTTATGAGCGCCAATATGGAGGCTCAAGGACAGGAATTGGATGCGTTATGGCAGGCGCTTGATGGAACGCTTGAGCAATATTTTGTCTCGACGGCGACTTGGGGCCTAGAGCATTGGGAACGTGAGCTGGGCATTACCATTGATGCTTCCAAACCTGTCGCGCAAAGACGTAGCGTTATTTTGTCCAAGCTGCGTGGGATCGGGACGGTGACGGTCAGTCTCATCAAATCGGTAGCCGAAGCCTATGACGGTGGGACGGTCGAGGTGACGCTTCAGCCGGAGGCCTACACGTTCACGATAAAGTTCGTGGATACAAGGGGGATTCCTCCCAACCTGGACGATCTCAAAGCCGTCATTGAAGAAATCAAACCGGCGCACCTGGCTGTCGAATATGCGTTCACCTATACCCAGTGGAGCGAGCTGAGGCAGAAGACATGGGGAGAACTCAATAACTTCACCTGGGGCGAAGTGATGACAAGGAGTTGGAGCTAATGGCGGAAGTTACACCGAATTTAGGTTTGAAGAAGCCGCTGGAAAGCGAGTTTGTCAGCATTCAAACCCTTAACGAAAATATGGATAAAGTCGATCAGTCACTGGGTCCTGTGGAAGACTTGCCTACTACGGCCAAAAACGCGGCTGGAGCGATATCGGAAATATACGATCAATTGACTGATAAGCCTCATGAGCAGTTGACGTTGACCCCAGGTGTCCAAGTCGTCCAGGGCGGTGACGTTCCCGCTATCCTTCGCTCGACGATGCAGGGGCGGACCCTTGTTAATTTGTTGGGGCGGGATGGGAATTGTGAGAGTTTAGGGGAGTGGCAGGTAGTTGCAACTAGCGGGACGCCTTCGTATGCATTGGATATAACCTACAAATTTATTGGCCGTGCTGCGATAGGGGTACAAGGCACAGGGGTTAATTCTTCGATATTTATGTATAGAACTGTCCCGTTAGCCTTGAATACTGACAAAAATTACTTGGTTGTTGGGCATGCCAGGTCAATGTTACCCACAACTATAACAGTTGGTACTAGTGCAGGATTGGCCAATGGCGGCACAATTACTAACTCGGTTTCCGGCGATGCTGCCACTTGGAATATGATGTATAAGGCATTTAAGCCAGCAACGACAAGTCCACTGTATATATCGGGCAACGTGGAAGGCAATGCAACGATGGCCCCAGCAGCAGGGTTTGACGGATTCCGATTGTACGAGATTACTGCTGCCGAGAAAACATACATCGACAGCCTAACGACTACGGCAGCTCAAACGTATATCGCCGCCAATTATCCCTACGTAGACGACATGAAGCACGTTAATGCCGTCTATTTAGAGAATAAGGGGAAGAACCTGCTTCCGCCGTTTTCGGAGTGGAATGTAGATGGTAACGGTGCTGTCGTTGTGATAGATCCTTATAGCTTAAGGTTGAACGCTGTAACTGCAAATGAATACAGAAGTATAGTTGATGTTAAATGTCTTCCAAACACGCAGTACACGCTGAGTATAAATATTACAGGCGGCGCAATTCCATATGTTCTAGAGTTAGATCGTAATGGGGTAGCTATTGTTGAACAATTTTTTTCAAGCAGTAAAAAATCATTCACCACAAACGAAAAGTCGGTATCCTTGCAGATTTTTGCTTTTAACACTACTGGGAGCACAGGAACATTCACCTTTTCCAACCCAATGCTCAACCTCGGCTCCGAATCTCTTCCATTCGAGTCGCAGAAACCGTCCTATCTCTATTTACCGGGCTGCAACCTACGCTCTAATGAAGACGGCAGCGTAGCAGACCGGCTATATACGGATGGACAAGGTAAACTGAGGGTGACGCGGCGATTCCGTGAGGTCGTGTTGGATGACTCGATTAATGCTATTTTTGGCGCTGACTACTCGGGATTTAAGGTTGTCATTCTTGATATGGCAAAAGACGCAATTGCCAATACCGGAACCATAGTGAAATACGACGGAAGGGTATTCAAAACTCAGGCGTCTAACGTAACTTTTACAGTTGCCGATCAAGCGTGGAACGGCAATGTTTCAACTGGGTTTGTAGGAAATGAAGTTGCTATTTCAATCGCCAACACAGACAGCGGTTGGGGAGACTCCTATACACCTACAGCAGAAGAGATTAAGGCTTATTTCTATGGGTGGAGAATGTATACAGTAGGAGGCGGTGTATACAACGGAACAGGCGATAAACTATGGGCAAGAATATGGGTTAATTCAACGCAAGGAGATAGAGACCTTGGCGTTACATGGGCGGTGGCCGGTAGCGGTACGTTAGTTCTTCCCAAAATGTTGAGTGCTGGATTTACACCATATCGCCTCATGTTCCAACTTGCTCATAGTGTAGACGAGTCAGTCACCTATGAAGGATCTTTGATGCTTCACGAGGGTGTTAATCAGGTCGAAGTTGGTACGGGGGTTGTGGTGAGGGAAGCATCAAAACCGTTCAATAATGGTATCGATGATTTCATGAGGATTAACAACAATGCTTATCCTGAATCCTATTTAAGTCGGCAAGCCGATGTTATCCGCACAGTTTATAGAGGGGACAGACTGGACAAGTCTTGGACAATTGACGGTTTGGTTGCATACGGAAACAGCAGAGCTGTAGTTCCAAAAACACATTACGACTCAACCCTGGCTTACTCGGTCACCTACCTAGCACTCGACACCTATACGCTCGGCGTTGCTCCGCAGACGATCAGCGCAGAGTATGCGCCGAACATCCGGGAATCGATCGAATCGCTTGTGCGGGAGGTCGTCGAGGCCAGGACAGAAACATCCGTCTTACAGAACACGAAGGCGCAGAAGAATCCATCGCAATGGATCGAGCCAACGTTACTTAACGAGTGGGTTAGATACAATTCCAATTATGCGACAGCTAGTTATTACAAAGATGACAGTTCAATTGTGAGAATACGTGGGCTTATTAAAGGTGGAGTAACTGCAGCAAATACCGTTTTATTTTATCTTCCAGCAGGTTACAGACCAAGCTTTAACGTCAGTATTGTTGGAGTGTATGGTGCTGCTTTTTCTCCTGTGCAACTTGTTGTAACACTAGACGGCGCCGTTCTTCTTGGAGGTATAATTTCAAGCAATAGTTTTATTAATATTGACGGATCATTCCGAGCCGAACAATAAGGAGGTATCCTCACAATGAAAGAAGCCATAAAAACAGACCTCAACGGCTTTTACATCGAGCCGGTAATCGTACAACTCTCACAAACAGGTGTAACAGAGATTCGAGAGATGTCGCCATCCGAAACAGAGGAAACGTTAACCGGCTACATCGTCGCCGAGAAAGTCCCAGAAGGGCTGTTTACGCCCCGATGGGACTTTTCTAACTCGATGTGGATCGAGGGGATGGAGCAAGAGCAGATCGATGAGATTCGGAACACGCCAAGGCCGTTGTCGCCCGAAGAAAGGATTGCGCAGCTTGAAGCGGAGAGCGTCGAGGTGATGCTAGGACTGACGGAAATCTATGAAGCGCTGGCAGAGACGAATGCGACTCCGCGGTTGCAGAAGCTGATGAGTGTGTTTTCCTCCGCGAAGCGATAGGCTCCGATAGAATCATACGGCTATCCATCCACAAATAAGGAGATGAAGAAACATGGCCCAAATCTACGCCAATCTGATCCGCAAAGGCATCAAAACGCTTGACGAAGTTCCGGAGTCCAAAAGGGCGGAAGTGGAAGCTATTTTAAGCAGCGATGCCTAGTAGAGCGATTCCGAAATAACGTAATGAAATTCACCTGGAGATGTGCAAGACGACTGGCCAAGCTTAGAGCGTCCAACCGCGAGATTGAACGGCTGCAAGCGTACTAGCCAAGCTTAGAGCGTCCCACCGGCGATGTTGCGCAGCTGCAAGAGTGCTGGCCAAGCTTAGGGCGTCCAACCCGCGATATTGAACGGCTGCAAGCGTACTAGCCAAGCTTAGGGCGTCCAACCACGATATTGAACGGCTGCAAGCGTACTAGCCAAGCTTAGCGCATCCAACCGCAAGATTGAACGGCTGCAAGAGTGCTGGCCAAGCTTGCAGGTTTCCGATGTCCGGATTACGTTACTTTTGAGTCGCTCTACTAGTCTGCAAGAATAGTATCGAAGACCGCTCCGATCCTGTAACCACTACAGGAAAAGTCGGATCGCTGCAACTAGCAGCCTATTTTTACAAAACTACAACTACACCCAGGAGGTGGGACCCATGTCCAGCGAAGAAGCGCGCGTGCTCTCGGAAATTCGGGAGCGCGTCGTTAGGTTGGAGACGAAGATCGATGCGATGACCGATGTCCGCGATACGGCGGAGGCGGCGAGAGACACGGCGCTTGAAGCGCTGCAGTCGACGAGGTCGGCGCATCTGCGGATTGACGAGATTGCCGATAATCAGCGTTGGCTGTGGCGGACGCTGGTCGGGGCGATTATCGCAGCCGTGATTGCGGCCGTGACCAACCTGCAAGGAGGTTGAATACACTATGGACAAACTGATCTCTATGACCGACGAGGTGGTTCTTCTCGCTCCGATCGTCGCCGCCTATGTAGGCGTCGTGAAGGAGTTTCGCGTGCCAAGCCGCTATTATCATCTCGTCAGCCTGCTCATTGCTACTGTATTTATACTCGTTCCCCAGCATGTTCAGCAGACGCTCGCGACGATTTCCATTATCGGACTGACGGCGTCGGGCGTCTATCATTTTACGAAGAAGAGAGAGGTGCAATCAGATGGTCAAGCTCAGCAAAACGGAGTTTATCGCCACACTGGCGCCGATCGCGATACGAGTTAGGAAAGAGGGCTCCCCTCTGTTTCCTTCCGTGCGGCTTGCGCAAAATCTGCTCGAGACCGGGGGAGTCATCCATCCGTGGTACAATCTCGGCGGCATTAAAGTAGGCAGCGGTAAACCGAATGGTTACTGGAAAGGCCAGTATGTGCGCAAAGGGACATGGGAGGTCGAAAATGGGACGAGAGTCGATACGACGGCCCTTTTTCGCGCCTATGACAGTATCTATGATTTTTACAAGGATCAGGATCTGCTATTCCAGCTTGCTCGTTATGAACGTGTGAGAAAATCGACGACACCCGAAATGCAAGCCGAGGCGTTGCGCCTGTGCGGCTATGCGACAGATCCGCAATACGGATCGAAGATCGTCTCGCTAATCAACGCCAACAAGCTCAAGCGCTACGACGAGGAAGCCGCCAGGCCCGATCCGGTAAAGCCGCCTACGAAGCCGCCAGCGTCTGAACCGGAGCCGCTGCCGATTCCCGTTCGTCTGAACGGCGAGCTCCTGGCGGAAGGCCGTCTCATTTCCGGACAGACCTGGGTAGCCGCCAGAGTTGTCGGCGAAGCGCTGCAGCTCAAAATCGGCTTTGCCAACAAAGCCGTTACCGCGAATGGCAAGTCGCTTCCGACATTGTTGTTCGGCAACGTAGGGTATGTTCCGATAAGAGAATTGGCTGCTGTCCACGACAAGGCGAAGATCGTCTGGAGCGCGGCCGATACGTCAGTCGACATTAAGACGACGAGCTAGGGCGTGTATGCAAACCCGCTCAGAGGTATCTTTCACCGCCTTTTCGCTCCCTGCTTCGTCACTTTTGCTTGACGTACCCCGGTACGCCTTCACAAAAGTTCCTTGCATGGAACGAAAATTCGGCCAAATCTACTATCCTCGGAGTATGCATACACGCCCTAGTCATATCCCTGCATATTAGGCGTCAGTACCCTCCCAAGCCTCCTCTGCATATGCTATAGGCAATTCTACTGCCCGCAAACTGCAACCGCAATCGCGACCCGCGCAGGCGGCATAACCTGGAGGGGGCTGACCCGATATGTCGCGCATTCCGAATTTTCCGCAGAGCCTGCTCGATGAGCACAAAAACTGGCATCACGCCCGTCACAACGTCGATATTAACAACCCGCCGCCCGGCTACGGGCTACAATTTTTGCAATTTCACCGGGATTTTATCGGTCGTGCTCAGGCCTGGTATCGCGAGAACGGTTTGGATCCCAGGCTGCTCGAGGCGTGGGTATCCGTTCCCGAAGCGATCCGCAGGTCGCCCTGCTACAATCAGGCGGCGGAAGCAAGAATTCTGTTCCAGCCGGAGTCGTTCGCGAGCGCAGACGAGCTTGGACGATTTATCGAATCCTCGAACCTGCACGGCTGTATCCATCAAGAAGCTGCAAGATTGTACGGAGAGCCTGAGCTTAACGATTTCGACTTCGCTCCTCGCTATACGGAGTTTTACAACATTCACAATATGATTGATCGTTGGTATCGCAACTGGGAAGGGCTTGGCCGTTTTCGAGCGGATGGCGGTTACTGGTACGGTTCGTTTGAAGGAAAAGGCGACGAGATTCTGTTGTACAATTCCTTGTTCGGAGACTGGTGGCTAGGAAAGCTGAGCGAAAATCCTTCGGAAGGGGAGCGCTCCAATGAAATCCGCGTGGAGTGGAAGTCGATCGGGGATAGCCGCAAGTTCGGACCGATGAACGACGGCCGTCGTTTTCGCATCTGGGATGCGGACGGGGACGGCAAGCTTGAAGTGCTGTTTCAGCATCCGCAGCAGGGAGAATGGGTAGAGGGCAAAGTCCGGAACGGACGGATCGGCTGGCAGCCCGTCCGGCTTATTGCCGAACGAGCGCTTGCAGAAACTTGAATATGGAGACGTAGTAGCTCAAATCCCGCTCGACGAAAGAGCTGCGGGCGACTTCGACTTCCGCTGCCTGCAGCTTGCCCTCGCGCAGGGCAACGCCGCGTGCGTGGACAAGCTCTCGCCGACCTTCTATCAGTTCGATCAGTTCATCTGCATCCGCCTCGTACAATCCGGCGACTTCTTCCTCCTGCAGCCGGAACTCCGTCAGCTTCATAAATACTTCCAGACCATAGACGCGGCTGATCTCGTTGTCGATGTAAGTTGCTCCTTCGACGACCCCGGAGCCTTGCTCGCGAACGACTCCGAACTCGCTTAGCCTATCGAAGCTTACCTCTAGGCCAAGCTCTTCCTGCAACTCGCGAACGATAGCTTCCGACGTTTCGCCGGCCTCCAGATGGCCGGCCGCCGTAATGTCGAAGCAGCCGGCGCCGGTGTCCTTGTTGGCCGAACGCTGCTGAAACAAGATTTTGGCGGCGATCCGGCCCTCCCGGTCCTCGCGGCGAACGAGCCAGCAATGGACCGTATGATGCCATAGCCCCCGCCGGTGAGCTTCCTTGCGCTCGGCGGTGCCGATCCAGACGTCGTGTTCATCGTAGATGTCGAATAGTTCCGTCAACGCTCTTTACCCGTTAGCTGGGGAGGCTTGTCCGACCGGCTTAACCTCAGAGGTACAGTGAGAGCAGCGGGAGGCCGCCTTAGGAATTTCGGACAGGCAATACGGACATTCGCGCGTCTTCGATTCGACAGGAGCCGGCGCTTCCGCTTCCTTTTTACGATTGAGCTTGTTAATCACCTTAACGAGCAGGAATACGCATAGGGCAACTAGCAGGAAATCGATCAGTATGTTGATGAACGCCCCGTAGGCAATGACTGCGGCCCCGGCTTCGCGCGCTTGGTCCAGCGATTGCGGCACTTTTCCGCCATCCAACGTCTTGGACGGATCCAGATTCCAATACAGGTCCTTAAAGTCCACATTTCCCAAAAGCTTACCAATAGGAGGCATAACAATATCGTTGACGAGCGAGGTCACGATTTTGCCGAAAGCCGCCCCGATGATCACGCCGACAGCAAGATCCACGACATTGCCGCGCATGGCGAACGTTTTGAACTCATTGAAAAAAGATTTAATCATACCGTACCTCCCAAATTTTAGGGTTTATTTGAAAAGGAATTCGCTGGCACTCGTCGAAATGCTTATAAAGCAAAAAGCACCTGACGTCAGATTATGCGAGGGGTAAACAATGAACGGTTCCGTAGCCTCATGGCCTCCTTTTTTTCTGCTGCTGGCACTGTTAATTAGCATACTCGCATCTTATACCATGTTTAACTTTATTGGCAACCTCAAACGTTCAAACGGGACGTTCCGCCAGTTCTGGCTGGCAGGGGGGGCTTTCGTGTTCGGGTTGGGGCTGTGGGCGAAGCATTTCGTGGCCTTGCTGGGCAACCAGGAGCCGATTATTTTCACATGGGTGATGCCGGTTACGTTGATGTTCATTATCTTTTTCTCCTTGATGGCTTTCGTGATGCTGACCCTGCAAGGAGTATTGAAGTATCGCTTACTGTACGGCAGTTCGATTCTCGCCTTCGGGATCGCCATTCTGAATTATTTCAGCGTGTTCGGCCCGCGGATCGAGCGTCTGGACATTGAGCCGGGCAAGCTGTTTCTATCTCTGCTCATGCTGTTCGTCGGTACGTTTCTGGCGTTCATGGTGGCGGAATCGACGTTCAAGTTTCGGGAACTGATGGCAAGCTTGCTTCTGGGGACGTTGGTCGTCGCGCTTCAATTGCTGGGGACGCAGGCGCTCAGGGTGGAGTACTCCTCCGGCATCTACAGCACTTCGGACAAGCTGACTCAGGATATTAACTTCCTGGCGTTGATTCTCGGTTTGGGAGCGCTGCTCATCCTCGTCTCCACATTGATTACCTGGTACATCGATAAGAGGCTGAACCAGATGGACGAACGGTACAGGCTGCTGGTGGAAAATTCTCTCGATACGATCGCCATACTGAAAGGCAATCGCTGGGGCTTCGTCAACGCTGCCGGGTTAAGGATGTTCGAAGCGGAGAGCGCAAGCGATCTGATCGGCAAGTCCATCTACGCGTTCCTGCCGACGGCCGATCATAACACGATTAAGGACAGACTGCATAACCTGGTGTTCGTGGGCAGCAGCAAGCCGATCGAGCAGGAATGGTTTACGTTAAAAGGGAAAGTGCTGCACACCGAAATCGTGGAGACGATGACGACGCTCGACAACGAGCCGGCGATTCAGATCATCATTCGCGACATTTCGGAGCGTAAGAAGAACGAAGAGCTGCTGATCAATTCGGAGAAGCTGTACGTGGCGGGACAATTGGCTGCGGGCATCGCGCACGAAATCCGCAATCCGCTGACCTCGCTTAAAGGCTTCCTGCAATTGATCGTCTCGGGGAGAAGAAACAATAACAGCTATTACGATATTATGAATGCCGAGCTGGATCGGATCGAGGACATCGTAAGCGAGCTGCTGATGCTCTCCAAGCCGCAGGTGTACGAGCTGACGTATCAGGATTTGCGCGTGATGATGCGCGACACGGTCACGCTGTTGGAGGCTCAGGCGATTTTGCACAATATTGCGATTGAAGCGGAATACGGCACGGAGCCGCTCTGGATTTACGGGGTGGAAAATCAGGTCAAGCAAGTGTTCATCAATGTGATCAAAAACGCCATCGAGGCGATGATAGACGGAGGCTGGATTCGCATCAATCTGTCGCGCGAGCACGACGGCGTATTCGTTCGCATACGAGATGAGGGACCCGGCATCGGGGAAGACCAACTGGCGAAAATGGGCCAGCCTTTCTACACGACGAAGGAGAAAGGGACGGGACTCGGACTGATGGTCAGCTACAAAATCGTAGACAACCATCAGGGCAAGATCGACGTGAAGAGCGAGCTTGGCAAAGGCACGCTGTTCGAAATTACTTTGCCCTTCCGCTATCCGGAGGCCGAGATCAAGAAATCCAGCTGACCCGGGCGAATCGCTGTGCGGAGCGGGGTTTGCCCGGCAGGTTCCCCGTCTCCGAAGGCGAGCATAGGAG